TTCATATGCTCTTGGACTATTGCCTTCTTCAGCAACTTCCATGATACCGTTAATTGCCTCTTGACCTTTTTCAATCAGAGAATACAAATTTGCACGAGTATATTCATAGTCTTTTGATATATCAGTCTTTTCTTTACGAGGATCTTGTTTTTTTATCTCAGACGAACTTGTCTCTACGATGCTACTTTCAACATCAAGTGCCTTATCAATAGATTCATAATTATCAGACATAAATTAAATATCTTTCTTTCTAGTTGGGCTATAAGTCTTAGCATCATCAAAATCAGTCCAAGACTCAGTAAATCCAAAATCATCTGCTGGACCTGCATCAATTGGATCTGGTACTGCAGTATATCTAACCTCACGCTTAGCAGTTTGAGTATTAGTATCACTGTATAGATCTGTTTGAACCTTACGAATAAGTCCATCAGAACTTTCAGCAACAGGACCAAACAGATATGTTTTTGCTGTAAATTGTAAAGTATATATTAAAGCTCTTCTAGTGGAAAAATCTCCTTCATAATCATCTTGGAAAGATACACTATCTAAAACAATTGGAATATCTCTTTTTTCACCAATAGAATCAACTAAATCAACAGTAATATTGAATGATGGTTGAAAATATGGCAAAATTTGCTCTACAATTTGTAAAGCATCATCATTTAATTTACAAAATGCGTTTAATTCAAAATTGATATTATATGGAACTGGCATGAAGACTTTTTTAATTTTATTATCAGTCTCATCTACAGTTTTAAATGTTTGTGTTACACCAGTCTTTCTAGTTGGATCATAAGACAAACCTGTCATTTCAAATGAAAGTCTCGGTAATGTAATTTGAACTGGTTTGTTGAGATCAGATTGCTGCTCAATCCTCGCTAAAAACTTTTGTGCAGGACCATAACTAAGTGGTACTTGCAATTCACTGTATGCATTATTATTTTGATCTTCGTGTTTGATAGTAATATTATTAAACAGAGTACCAAAACCAATAATGGTTTTTCTTACAATTTCGTGATAATAATAAGTTCCTAACATTAGAATGTACCGAATGGATTGTCTTCAGAAAAATCGAGAATACTTATTCCCTCAGTTTCAAATTCTTCATTTTTTTCATATGGAGAATCTGATGAATACTCTTCGTAAGAATATGCATTATATCTTGCTCCAGATTCTTCGCCAATAATATCTTCATTTGGCAAGAATTGTCCAGTAGCAATACCAACTTTTAACTTCATAGTATTTATATCCCACTCTTTGACTCTTGCTCTAGTGGAAGAAGCAGATCCAATAACAATTTCATTAAATTTATATGTTCCAACTCCAGCAGTTTCAGTTTTTATTGGAGGTTCAACTTGAATTGGTGGAGTAAATACATATCCATATCCAGCATTTCTAAATGCAACCGAAGTAACAACTCCAGCAGTTATGCTAGATACAATTTCAGCATTTGCCGTAGATATTCCAAGTGGAGAATTTCCAATAATAAGGTTTGGTGCAGTGATATATCCACTTCCTGGTAAAGATTCGCTAATAATTATTTCAGATATACCTCCAGTTACTCCAATTCCCATTACTGCAGTTGCAGCTGCACCAACTCCCCCACCACCACTTATAGTTACAGTAGGAACTTCAGTATATCCAAATCCTGGGCGAGTTAATAGCAACTCCAGTACACTATGTACACCACCTGCAGATGTAGTTATTGCAACTGCTTCAGCATTTGCAGTTGCAAGACCAACAGGTGAAGTTGATATTGCAACTGTTGGTGTAGATGTGTATCCAGATCCATCATCATTAAGTATAATTCTTTGAATATATCCAGTATTATCACTCTTAACTGCTGTGAGAACTGCAGTATGAACTTGAGTTTCTTTTCTAAGAGTTATTGTTGTAACGTAACCTTCATCTGCTAAGATTTCATCCAGTTCATCAATTGAAGTATCAAATATTTCATCTTCATATTCAAACAATTCACATTGAAGTTCATAAACATAAAGCTTTCCTAATTGGTAGAATGGTTTTTCATGTTCAACAAACTTAATTTCAAATAATCTTTGACCAAGGGGGAAATATATTAAATCCCCCTCTCTAGGACGTGATATTACCGTGTCATCTGCATCATTGTTAGCCTGTAAAGCATCATAGATTGATTCCATGATTGGGCTGATAAATTCTTCAAATCTTTCCTTTGAAATTATTAAACTTACTTCATCCTTCAAAGAAACACCAAACTTGGTCATTATATCGCCTTGTCCAGCATATCCCTCATAACTGTTGACATATGCTTCAATAATAAAATTATCATCAAATTTTGATGATTGTACCTCATTCAAAATATTATCAGTTTGCAACATCTTTCTTGGGATGTAATAAACGTCCAATCCATACATACGGAGTTGTTCGTTTATCAAATCCTGCACTAAATTTTGTTCACCAGATGAACCGTTTAGAAAAAAGGGATTTAATGCCATGATATTTTCCTATCCTATGAAATCAAGAGGAGGCATTTCATAAGATGCTCTCATCTCCTGTCTTATTGTATCCAATTCTCTTTGAGCATCATCATATAACTCTCTACCATTTAATTCAATTCCACCTGGTAATTTTGTTCCCTTAAACTTGATTAAATTTTGACCCCATTGTCTTTTTATCAGTGCAGTCAAATATTTTTTTAAGAATGAATCATTATAAACTCTACTAAAAGATGTCGGATCCATTGCTCTATGACAATCAATAACTATATAATCACCAACTGTCTGGTCACCCCAATCAATATCTAAATATAATCTTCCTTGTCTCTTATTAAAACGTACTTGTTTATCGGTAGTTAATAAATGATCAATATCTTCCAAATAAGATTTGGTCATTGAATACCCAAGTAAGTCAACTGAACTAAAATAGTAAAGATCATTTAAAAATAACTGATATTTGATGCTAAACATTCCACCAGAAATGCTATTGGAATCAAATTTAAAAATCTTTTCAATACCAATTACAGATTCTGGTATTTGCAAATAGTTTGAATCTTCTTCAAAAGAAAATTGAGTTGTTACCCCAACAGCAGACGATGGAGTTTCTGTTGTAGTAACAATTCCAGAGAGAGTAGATGCTCCTCTTCCTCGCCCTCTATCAATATCATCTTGCGTGATTTGATATTTCAAATATGTTCTTTCTACACCATCAAAATGTCTTTCTTGAAAGAACTGAAGAGCATCATCAAATAAATCCTCCAGTTGCTCATCTGCTACGTTAATTTCTAAAACAGGAGCTCCTAATTGTCTCTTACAATAATCTAAAAGTTCTGCTTGTGTTGTTGGTTTTGCCATTAGAATGTTCCTCCATCAATAGTTCCAGTCCAAACTGGGACGTTTAACTCGTTCGTCGTTAAAAATAAATTGCTAGTTTGAATTCCTACAGATGGTGAGAGTGTTGCTTGCAAATCTCCATTTGAACCAAAATATGCTATACCACTTGTCCTCGCCAAACCAACTCCAAAAGTTGCAATTCCAGAGACGTTTATAGACCCAAGATCTACTCTATCAAAAGTAAGGTTTTCTGCAAATGTGCAGGTTCCTATAAAAACGGATGGACCTGTAACTCTTAAAGAAGATGCTGTGGCAATTCCACCTACAAGATTAGTTGCGTTGGTGGCTAATACTGGAATCGAACCTCCACTAAAAGCTGTTAAAACTTTTACTTGATTTTGTTGTCCAACTCTTACTGGAATCCGTGCCATGGTTTACACAACCCCTTTTCTAACGAATGCCATTCCCTCAACTACTCTTGTCTTTTTAGAACCATCATCTATAACAACATCATAAACATATCGACCTTCACTAAGAGCAGAAGTTTGTTCGTCAGTCAATCCTATGGAAAGGACACCATCACTTGGTACAACAAAACTAACAGCAAAAGATACTTTATTTGCTTCTGCTGCTCCTGCATGTTTAGCTAATTTTGCTTCACCTGTATATCCATTTAAATCCAAAGAACCATTACCAGAACTATTTGCAAGGGTATAAACTTG